TAGAGAAAGAAATCCACAGCGACATAATTGCAAAAGGAGCTGTTGGAGTTGGCTGGGTTATATCTTTCCCACAACCTGATCGTACTGGCGGGGATTATTATTTTTCAGAGTCATTAAAATACGGCACATCTATATTGGCAATGTTTGAAACGCCAAATGGTAAATATCCAAAAACAACTGGAACAGTAATTCTTGGTGATGATGTTGGTGGGATGCTAACTAGCGGTGTTGTAAAAAATATAGAAATATTAACAACTCATGCCCAAGAGGGCATAGCTACCGCACCAACCGATGTAGATAACCTAGTTAGAAAAATACCATTACTACTTAGAACTCCAGATGGATATGTTCCTGCCTTTGGAACTGAGGTTTTAAAATCATTGGTTAATGCAAAAACTTATGTCATTAAAACTAATGAACTTGGGATAGAAGAAATTAGAGTTAAAGGATTACCACCAGTTAAAACAGATAGTCTTGGGCGTAAATGGATTTCTTGGGTTGATACTCCAGAAACTACATTACAAGAAATGGATGTTGCGGGTAAGTTTGTGTTTGTGGGTGTAACCGCTAATGGAGTCATGCCTCAAATTGCAACTCCAACTGGTTTATTAGAACCACATAAGATTCAAGCAGCATTATCTGAGTCAATTTTGATAGAAAACTCTCCATATATTCCAAATTGGCACTTGGCAGCCGAAATTTTGATTTTTGGAATTTTTGTGTCGCTGGTGTGGCTCACAATCAATTCTTTGAGTGTGGTTAAGGGCGCAGGTATACTTGGAATTATCTTGCTCACTACGGGCCTCTCTGGCGTTTTTAGCGTTCAAAAGGGCTTTTTAATTGATTTTTCATGGACTTTTGTATCACAAATCATAACTGCAACGATTTCTTTCTATCTTAACTACCAAAAACAATATAAATTACGACAACAAATTAAAAAACAGTTTGAACATTATTTAGATCCACGCCAGGTAAAACAATTACAAGACAATCCAAGTTTATTAAAACTCGGTGGTGAGCGTAGGTATTGCACATTTTTATTTACAGATGTCAGAGGTTTTACTGCTATGTCTGAAAAATTAGAACCAGAAGAAGTTACAGAAATTATGAACAAAGCCCTTACCATACAAGCAGATGCAGTTAAAAAGTATGGCGGTATGGTAGATAAATATATTGGTGATGCCATGATGGCTATTTTTAACGCACCGATTGACTTACCCAACCATGAAACTTTAGCTGTGTTATGTGCTGAAGAGATACAAGAAAATATTAAAAAAGCTGATTTAGGTGTTGAAATAGGTATAGGTATTAATAGTGGTGATGCTGTTATAGGCAACATGGGTAGTGATACAAGATTTGATTATACTGCTATAGGTGATGCAGTAAACCTTGCTGCTAGGCTTGAAAGTTCTACTAAGGATGTTGGAGAAGATATTGTTATAGGTTATGATACTATTCATGTAAAAAACTTTAGCGATCAGATTATACTGAGAGAGTTAGATGACATTAAAGTTAAAGGAAAAGAAAAATCTATAAACATTTATACAATTATATGACCACGAAAAGAATAACAGCAAGTCATGTTGCTGCCGACTTGGCAGTTTCAAAAAAAGAAAACGAAGAACGCTGGAAAACAGCCTTTAACGAATTTGCAGATATAAAAGAAGAAATAGCAGCAATTAATAACACTATTAAAATGGCAACATTTGGAGTGTTTGGCTTTATTGGCGCTTTATCTATTGCAATAGTAACGGTGATATTATGAAAGGTATTTTAAAAAATATAGTAGGTGCTGTTGCACCAACATTAGGCACAGCAATTAGTGGGCCTTTAGGTGGAATGGCTATGGGTAAGATAGCAGAAGTGCTAGGCGTATCTAACGATCAAAAATCCATACAACAAGCAATCCAAAACGCAACTCCAGAACAAATGCTTGAACTTAAAAAGGCTGAACAAGAGTTTGAGGTTCAAATGAAAGAACTTGATGTTGATGTTTTTAAATTAGAAACACAAGACAAACAAAATGCTAGAGGTATGTTTAGCAAAGATTGGACTGCTAGAATTATTGGTATTGCTACCATAGGCGGTTTTCTTGGTTATATATTTTTAGTAACATTACAACCACCAGAGCAAAACAGCGAAGCATTAATTAATTTGGTGCTTGGTTATTTAGGAGGATTAGCAAGTGCGATTATTTCATTCTATTTTGGAGCATCTAACTCCAGCGACAAAAAGGAGTAACATGAAAATATCAAAAGAGGGTTTATCCCTAATTAAAAAGTTTGAGGGTTGCGAGCTAGAGGCATATAAATGTGCGGCAGGAGTTTGGACAATAGGCTATGGATCTACCAAAGGTGTAAAAGAGGGTGATGCTATTACCCAAGAAGAAGCTGATGAATTGTTATTGCACGAAATGGAAGAATATGAGGGTTATATAAATGACTTGGTTGAAACCGATTTAAAACAAAACGAATTTGATGCTATGGTTTCATGGGTATTTAATCTTGGGCCAGCTAACTTAAAAAGTTCAACTTTATTAAAAGTTTTAAATACCTCACACCCAGACTGGAATGATATACCAGCACAAATAAAAAGATGGAATAAAGCTGGCGGAAAGGTTTTACAAGGGTTGGTAAGAAGAAGAGAGGCTGAGGCTTTATTATTTGAAGGTAAAGAATGGCATGAGGTTTAAATCTTTGCTAAACTACAACAAACTAGGAAAATATTATGGATATTAACTTTGATCCTGAAGAATATATAGCAGCTTTAGGGCCTGGAGATGTTAGTGATCTTATCGGGAATAATTCTAATATTGCAGATTATGTTGCTAACAACAATAGAACAGGTGGTTACTCTTATGGTACAAACAACAACAGTATGACAATGACAGATCCAACTTATACAAGTGGTTTAAACTATGCACAATCCATAGCTGGTGGACAGAATGTACCCAACATGATTGCACCAGGTATGAGCTATTCAGCTGCTATGCCACAAGGTTATACGCAAGCAGACTTAAATGTTCCAGTTGTTCCAACAGTTTCAGCAATTCCAGATGATCCATCATTTTTACCAGGTGGCTCTGCTGTAAACCCACCAGACTATTCACAACTTCCAGATAATGTTATTGGTGGTGGTAGAGGAGATAATATAAGTATTTTAGATGGTTTAAGAGATGATTTAAGATTTCCCCCACCACAAGATATTCTAGGAAAATATAGACCGCTAGATCTTTCAGGTATTCAAAGCATTTTAGATTCATTTAAGACTATTACAAAACCAACAAATAAAGAAAAAATTAGTGTTCCAGATGTTCCAGATGTTCCAGTTGTTCCAGTTGTTCCACCCCTAGAAGATATTGGTTTTGTGCCAGGTATAAGGCGTTCAGAAGATTTCTTTATAGAAGAAGAAATGATGCCACCAATACCACCAATACCACCAATGGAAGATATTAATATTCTTGAAATTCCAGACATACCACCAATGATGCCACCAATGATTCCAAATGGATCAACATTTAGTATTGAGCAGCCACGATATAGTTTATTAAAGTAATGGCATCACAAGAAGAGATTTTACATTCAAACGAAGCAGAGTTAATTCTAAACTCTGAAACATTTAAAAACGCAATACAAATACTTAAAGATGAGTACACAAATCTATGGTTATCTTCAGAAGGAGATGATATAGATACTAGAGAAAATTTACACAAAGCTATAAAGCTGTTGCCCGAAGTTGAAAAACATCTACGGATTATTGTAGAAAAGGGTAAGATTACAAAATCACAATTAGGCAGATTACATAAGGTTGTGTAAACTAGAAGTAATATAGTAAAATATTACTTTACATTTTAAGGAATGAATAATGACCAATAACGCAAAGCCGACTGGTTTACAAACAGACATACAAGAGGCTGAACAGTCTTTTGAAAGTTTTTTGACTCCAGAGGAACAACCAGAAAACGAAACAGAACAAGCATCAGAAGATGTAGTCAACGAAGAGGAAGTCCAGGAAGAAATCATTGAAGATGAATCCGTTGAAGATAACCAAGTCGAAGATGAAGTTGAAGAAGATGAAGAAGAACTCCAAGAAGATCAAGTCGAAGAAGAGGAGTCCGAGCAACCACAGCTATATACAATTAAAGTAGATGGCGAAGATACACAGGTTACGCTTGAAGAACTCCAAAACGGGTACAGTCGCCAAAGAGATTATACGAGAAAAACTCAGGAGTTAGCCGAACAGCGAAAAGCTATAGAGGCTCAACAACAAGAGATTTCTCAAAAAGATGCAATTTATTCACAGTTGTTACCTAGAATGGAAGCGACTTTGAAGGGCGAGTTAGAAAACGAGCCAGATTGGAACGCACTTTACGAAGCAGATCCTATTGCTTATGTCCGTGAAAAGGATGTTTGGAATGAGAAAAAGCAAAAGTTGCAGGCCGTACAGGCTGAAGCACAAAGGGTTCAACAAGAATCCCAAGTGGAACAGCAAAAGAAACTTCAACAATTTGTTGAATACGGCAATCAACAGCTGCTTGACCAAATTCCAGAATGGCAAGACAACGAAGTGGCATCAAAAGAAAAGATGGCAATTCGGGATTACGGTGTTAGTGTTCTTGGGTACACACCACAAGAAATGGACAGCGTTTATGACTACCGAGTTTTACTTGGTTTAAGAAACGCATGGTTACAACACAAAACACAACAAGCGACCAAAGTGAAACCAACTGAAAAAAAAGCGGCAGCTCGTACCGCAAGACCTGGCACTTCAAATGTTCCAAAATCTACAACTCCTGTGAAAAGAGCAAAACAAAGATTAGCTAAAACTGGCAAAGTGCAAGATGCAGCTAAACTTTTTGAACAAATAATATAAACTTTTTTTTATAGGAAAATAAATCATGGCAAAAGTCACAAATGCATTTGATACATATACCGCGACTGCTGATAGAGAACAACTTAGTGATGTTATTTATAACATTTCTCCACAGCAAACTCCGTTTATGTCATCAATCGGAAAAAACTCAATCAAGAATGTAGTTTTTGATTGGCAAACAGAAACATTACCAACTCCAAGCGGAACTGGTCAGTTAGAAGGTTTTGAACTTTCAAGATCTGCATCAACTGCTACTACAAGAGTTAGTAATGTAGCAATGATCTCATCAAGAGATGCAACAGTAACTGGCTCTCAACAAGCTAGTGATCCAGCAGGTAAAAAGTCAGAAATGGCTCATCAACTTGCTATTATGTCTAAAGCGCTAAAAAGAGATATGGAAACAGCTCTCTGTCAAAATGGTGCTAAGACAACTGGTAACGCAACAACAGCTAGAAAAACTGGTGGTTTTGAATCTTGGATAAAATCCAATTATAGCAAAGCCGCAGCAGGCGCTCCTACTGGTGGCGGTACAGCTCCAACAGATGGAACTCAAAGAGCTTTAACTGAAACTCTACTCAAAGATGTATTGGAACTCTGCTTCACAAATGGTGGCGAGCCTTCAATGGCAATTTGCGGCCCTGTAAACAAGCAGAAAATATCTGCTTTCACAGGTAGAAGTTCAGCTAGACAAATTATTGATGCAAACACAGTAGAGGCTTCTGTTTCTATTTACGCATCAGATTTTGGTGAGCTTAAAATAGTACCTTCTAACTTTAGTAGAGAAAGAACACTATTATTAGTGGATCCTGACTTTGCAAAAGTATCTTACCTAAGAGATTTCAAAACAGTTGACATCTCAACAATAGGTGATGCTCAAACTAAAATGTTAGTAGTTGAATACGGTTTAGAGGTGAGCAACGAAGCTGCTCATGGACTCGTAGCTGATTTAACAACAACATAAGTTAGATTATCTTGGGGTGGGTTTAACTCACCCCTTTTTAAATGACAACAAAAAGAACAATCACCGATCATAAAACTGGTTACAAATCAGAATTTGTAACTGAAGATAACAAGTTTGTTTATCACACCACCCAGAATGTCGCTCCTGTTATTGACCATGTTAAGAAACTAAGGGACAATACATTAAAGCCTGGAAAAGATATGCGACATATAGCTGAAGTACCGATGGTAATTTGGCAAAAAGCATTAAGAGAAGGTTGGTCTACAGATTCAGCAAAATGGAAAAAGTGGCTCAACAATCCAGACAATAAAGTATTTAGAACCTGGCAGGGCAAAGTATGACATATTCAGAATTAAAGACAGCAATAGCAAATTATCTAAATAGATCAGATTTAACATCTGATATTGATACATTTATAGACAACACAGAAGCAGAACTTAACAGAAGGTTAAGAACTAAAGACATGATTAAAAGAGCAACTGCTACTGCTGACTCACAATATTTAACAGTTCCAACAGATTGGTTAGAGGCAATTAATGTAGAAATTACAGCAAACAACTTCAGTCCTTTATTCCAACAATCTATAGAATCAATGGATGTCTATAGAAAAGCAAATGATAATTCATCTGGTCAACCTATTTATTATGCAATGGTAGATGACTCAATAGAATTAGCACCAACTCCTGACAGTTCTTATACCCTACAGCTTACTTACTATGCTAAAATATCTGCATTGAGTGATTCAAATACAAGTAACTTTGTATCTGCATCACACCCAGATGTATATTTGTATGGTGCATTAAAGCACGCTTCTATTTATTTAATGGAAGATGAAAGAATACCAATGTTTACTCAACAATTTGAAAAGGCATTGGAAGAAATGCGATTAGAACAAGAAAAATCTGCATTTGGTAAGGGATCTCTCATGATGAGAAGAAGAACCTACGGAAAAAGGCAAAAAAGAAATTATTACTACGGTAATTAAATAAGGAGAAAAAAATGGCTGGATTTACAGATTATTTAGAAAACAAAGTATTAATTCATGTGTTTGGTGGTACTGCTTATACTGCACCATCAACTTTATATGTTGGATTATTTACAGCAGCACCATCTGATACAGGTGGCGGTACTGAATGTTCTGGTGGCTCTTATGCTCGTAAGAGTATGCCTGACATGACAGTAAGTGGAACTTCACCTACAACAGCAACCAACGGAGCAGCAGTTGAGTTTGTAACTGCTACTGGTGCATGGGGAACTGTAACGCATTGTGGAGTATTTGATGCTGCTACTAGTGGCAATCTATTAGGTTGGGCGGCATTAACTGCATCTAAAACTGTTGCAAGTGGAGATGTATTTAGATTTGATGCTGGCGATTTAGATATTACCCTAGCGTAACAACATGGCCTCTATCGGCTATGGTCAATATAATTACGGGAAGGCCGATTATGGCACTCCCGAATATGAGTTTGCAGCCGCAACCATAGCTCAAACATCTGGTTTTAGTGCAGCTGGTAGCCTTACGGTTAAAGCAGTTGCATCCATAGACCAAACTTCTGCATTTACATCTGCTGGTACTTTAATATTAGTAGGATCGGCTACGATTGCTCAAACAAGCGGTGTAACTGCAACCGCAGAGGTTATTAAATTAGGCTCTGCATCTATAGATCAAACATCTGGCTTTACAGCTACAGGAAGGCAGATTGATAAAGGTGAAGCAACTATTGCACAAACCTCTGGATTTACAGGGACAGCAGAAGTTGTAAAACTTGGTACAGCATCTATAGATCAAACATCTGGTGTTAGCGCAACAGGAACAATCGTTCTTGATGGCGTTGCCTCAATAGACCAAACCACAGGCTTTACTTCAGCTGGTGTTCGTATAGCTTTAGGCCAGGCATCTATTGACCAAACATCAGGAATGACCGCAACACCAGAGATGGTGTTAAACGGAGCTGCTACTATTGCACAAGAAAGTGGCATGACTGGACTTGGCGGTCTTAAAATTACTGGTGAATCTACTATTGCACAAACAAGTGGTTTTTCTGCGATAGGTGGTTTAAAATGGAATGACCAGACTGTAGCAACAACTGACTATACAGAACAAACACCAGCTACAACAACTTGGACAGATCAGTCCGCAACAAGTACAGATTGGACTGACATAGCAGCATAAACAGGAATTAATTATGGCAGATACATATACAACGAATTTAAACATGACCAAACCAGAAGTAGGAGCATCTACTGATAGCTGGGGAACAAAACTTAACGCAGACTTAGATACACTAGATGGAATTTTTAGTCTTTCTGGTACAGCTATTGATATGGGACAAGTGGATTTTGGCGGTGCAGTTATTGTAAAAGGCACAAACCCAAGTCTTACTATTGGTGATGCTGGCGCAGAAGATACCAAACTTGTTTTTGATGGAAACGCACAAGATTACTATGTAGGACTAGATGATAGTTCAGATAGCCTAGTTATAGGTTTAGGATCAGCAGTTGGTACAACACCAGCTATGACAATAAATTCAAGTCAACAAATTACAGTTGCGCAAAATGCAACATTTTCAGGAACAATCAATAGCGTAGGCATTTCTTCTAATATAACAAACTTTTCAAAAAGTATTCTTATCAGCAACGATGCAGGTACAGGTACTTTATCTACAGCTTCTAATAATACAGGTTTAGGTTGGGAAGTTTTTGATGATTTAACATCTGGTGATGATAATGTTGGGATAGGTATGGAAGCCTTAACAACACTTACAACTGGTTCAGGGAATATTGCTATTGGAAGAGAAAGTATGGAAACTAATACTACAGGTTCTTCAAATACAGCTATAGGTACTGCCGCATTAGCATCCAATACCACAGCTTCAAATAATGTAGCTATTGGTAGAGAAAGTTTAATTTCAAATACCACAGGTGCTAGTAATGTTGCTATTGGTTATCAATCATTAGATGCTAATACGACAGCTTCAAACAATGTAGCAGTGGGAACATCTGCTTTAAGTGCAAACACAACAGGTGCAGGTGGAGTTGCAGTCGGTACAAGTGCTTTAGATGTAAATACTACAGGTATTCGTAATGTCGCTGTTGGTCAAGATGCTTTAGGAGGTAATACAACTGGTGGCGATAATGTAGCCATAGGTAATTCTACATTAGAGTCTAATACTACAGCATCTAATAATGTTGCTATTGGTAGAATAGCTTTAAATGCAAACACAACAGGTGCGAATGGTGTAGCAGTTGGACAGGGTGCATTAGCAGCAAATACTACTGGTGGTGAAAACACAGCAGTAGGTATGACTGCTCTTGCAGCAAATACCACAGCAGCAAATAATGTAGCAGTAGGAACTGCAGCACTAACATCAAATACAACGGGAACAAGAAATACAGCTTTAGGTAGAGCTGCAATGGAATTAAATACTACAGCTTCTTATAACACAGCCGTAGGTGCTTATGCTTTAGATTCTAATACAACAGGTGCAGAAAATGTTGCAATGGGCGATAGTGCTTTAACAGCTAGTACAACTGCTGGTGGAAATACAGCATTAGGTACAAGCACTTTAGCAGCTTGTACTACAGGTGCTTCTAATGTAGCAGTTGGTTGGGCAGCTCTAAACGCATCAACTACTCATGGTGGAAACACAGCAGTTGGTTATGGTGCTGCACAAGTTACAGTTACAACTGGAGTAACAGCTATAGGCTATCAAGCCTTGACCTCAGGCACGACTGCTTATGATACTGTAGCTGTTGGTCAAAGTGCATTAACATCTGCCACCACAGGACATTCAAATGTAGCTGTTGGATTTAATGCTTTATATTCTAGTACAACTGGTACTTCTAATGTTGCTATGGGTAATGGTGCTGCAGATGCTTTAACAACAGGAAGTAGTAATACTGCCATTGGTAAGTCAGTAGCTACTAACCTTACTACAGGAGATGAAAATACAATTATTGGTTCTGAAGCTGGTGAAGATTTAACAACAGGTGATGATAATACAGCTTTAGGTAGGTTAGCAGGACAATCATTAACTACTGGTTCAAATAATGTTTTATTAGGTAGATTAGCAGGTCGTAGTGGTTCTCCTGAAACTGTTACTACTGCTAGTCATAGAATTGTTTTAGGTGATGACCAGATTGATAGTTTTAAATGTAATCAAGCATTAACAGTTTCTTCTGATGCTAGAGATAAAACAGATGTTGAATCTTTAAATATGGGATTAAGTTTTGTAAATCAACTAAATCCAGTGACTTATAGATGGGATAAAAGGTCGGCGTATAGTGATGATTTAAGTGTAACTCCAGATGGAACACATAAAAAACCACAATTAATAGGTGGTCTTTTAGCACAAGATGTAGAAGAAATAGAAAGAGAGTATGGTTACAAGGTAGAAGATAAAACTAATATAGTTACACAAAAAGGTGAAGATGGGCAATATTCTTTAACTTATGAAAAATTTATACCTATACTTATAAATGCAGTAAAAGAATTATCTGCAACAGTAGATGAATTAAAAGCCGAAATACAAACTTTAAAAGGAGAATAATATGGCACAAACAGTAAATGAATGTTTAACAGCAGGAATTGATAGCACAACAATAATTAATGATATTAATACCAATGGTAATAAGTCAAAATATGCAGGCGGAACAACTGATAAAGATGGGAACGCTGTAGCAGGAACTTGGACACAAGCTGAAATTAATGAAGTAGTGCAAAGAAATGTAGATCATTTAGAAATTATCTTGCTTTACAAACCAGTAGACAGTGATGATGACACACCAAATATTGTTGATTCTACTAATAGCAAAAAAGATACTTGCAATACAGCTGTTACTACTGGCAAAGCATATATAGCATCAAATAGTTAAAATGGCCCTCTTGCCTGTAACTCCTCCCGCTGGTGTTGTAACTAACGGAACTAATTACGCTAATAAAGGTCGCTGGATTGACAGCGATTTAGTGCGTTTTCAAAATGGTTACTTACGCCCTATTGGTGGTTGGGAGAAAATCAGGAATACAGCATTAACAGGTACGCCAACTGGAATGTTTGCCTACATTACCAATTCTGATAAAAAGGTTTTAGCAGTAGGAACAAGACAAAAGATTTATGTTAATTATGATGGCACTTGGTACGATATAACTCCAACAAGCTTTGTTACAGATGCCTCAACTGATCCGCTTGGTTATGGAGCATACAATTACAATGTAGAAGATTACGGTGATGCCCGTTCTCAATCAGGTTTATTCTTTGATTCTAAATCCTGGTCATTTGATAACTGGGGTGAAGATTTATTATTCTGTTGTGCAAGCGATGGCAAGATTTACAAATGGTCGCCCTCAGCACCATCTACAATAGGCGCACAACTAACAAACTCTCCTACTGGTTGTTCTGGTGTTTTAGTAACCAATGAGCGCCATGTCGTAGCTTTAGGCGCAGGTGGAGATCCAAGAAAGGTGCAATGGTCATCCAGAGAGGCAAATACAACCTGGACAGCCGCAGCTACTAATACCGCTGGTGATTTACAAATACCAACTGGCGGCAGAATATTAAGCGCAGTTAAATGGCAAACAGATGTTGTTATCTTTACTGATACAGGTATTGCAAGAATGTATTACACAGGCTCTCCTTTTATATATGGTATTCAAGATGCTGGTACTAACTGTAAAGCTGCAAGCCCAAGAACAGTTGTTACTGCTGGTAATTTTTTAGCATGGATGGGTGAAAACTCTTTCTTTGTATTTGATGGTTCGGTTAAAGAGATTAAATGCGATGTGCATGACCATATATTTGATAATATGAAATACGCCTACAGAAGAATTGCTTGTGGTGGTCATAACTCTAACTTTAATGAAATCATCTGGTTTTACCCAGTTGGAGCATCACAAAAAACACCAAACAAATATGTAATCTGGAACTATGTTGATAATGTATGGAGCATTGGTTCTATGGACAGAGGTTGCTGGATAGATCAAGGTGTATTTGATTACCCAATAGCGTGTGATAGTTCAGGCAATGTTTACCAGCACGAAAGCACAACATTAAGTAATTCAGAAAATTTAGGTAACTCAGTTCCTTACGCTACATCAGGGCCAATAGAGATTGGCAATGGCGACAATTATGTGCAATGTAACCAAATACTCCCAGATGAAGAAGCAAACACCTTACCAGGCGTTACAATTAGTTTTAAGGGCAAATTTACACCATTAGGAAGTGAAACAGACTTTGGCAGCTTTACATTTGAAAATGATGGTTATACCGATGCAAGATTTACAGCAAGACAAGTATCAATGACTGTAACAGGATCAACCACACAAGCATTTCAAGTTGGTAATATAAGATTAAATTTAAGAAACAGAGGTCGTAGATAGTGGCAAGAAAAACCCTAACTAGACCAGGCGAAGATTACGATAAAAACTATCTGAATTATTTAATTTCAGAAATAGAATATCAAACAGGTATTACTTTTAACAAAGGAGAAAGAATACAAGTAGGTGGTGGAGATTCCACCGAATTAGTATTAGTTAGCCCAAATGGAACAAAATATAAGGTCAGCGTTGACAACTCAGGCAACCTCTCAACCGCAACAACGGTTTAAAGAGGACTGGGAACTAGAGTTTGACAGGTTAGATAAGCATATTATTCGTGCATTAAAGCACCAAGATATGTATAATTTAAGTGATAT